CCAACCCGGTGACCCGGCTCAACGCCAGCGCGTCCACCCGCTACCCGTTCGGAGTTCTCCGGGCGGGTTCGTACACCTACTCCTGATCTCGCGCGCCACCCCAGGGCACCGCCCTGGGGTGGCATCTTGGAGGCCCCTGTTGCGCGTCCTGGCGATGCTGCACCTGTACCCACCGGCTGGCAACGCCGGAGCTGAGTGGGCGATGCATACCCTGCTCGCTGCCCTGGTGAAGGCGGGCCACGAGGTGGACGTCCTGATGATCGAGCCGCATCGAGAGATGGTCGAGCCGTACACGCTGGACGGGGTTCGTGTGCATCCTCGCCGCGGCAAGGGCGACCCGTTCGAGTGGCTGCTGTCGGATCGTGCACCGCACGTGATCGTCACGCATCTGATGAACACACCCCGGGCGACGGTGCTGGGGGAGATGTACGGCATCCCCGTCGTGCACGTCCTGCACAACGACCACGACCACGAGCGGTCCTGGCTGGTCCGCGGACCCAACCTGGTCGTGTACAACTCCGAGTGGGTGCGGCGGTCGTGCCTGGACTGGTGGAGCAACACCCAGACCGGCGAGTCACCGCCTGGAGTCGTGGTCCGGCCGCCGGTCATCGCCGCCGACTACGCCACCGAGCCGGGCGACCGCGTCACGCTGATCAACATGTGCGAGAACAAGGGCGCACGCCTGTTCTGGGCCTTGGCCAAACGCATGCCCACGACGAAATTCCTCGCCGTCAAAGGCGCCTACGGCACCCAGATCGTCCAGGACCTGCCGAACGTCGAGGTGCAGGAGCATGTGCCCGGCGGCCACATGCGGGACAAGGTGTACGCCCGGACGAAGGTGCTGCTGGTGCCGTCGTCGTACGAATCGTGGGGCAGGGTCGCGGCGGAGGCCATGGCATCTGGCATCCCAGTCATCGCCCATCCGACGCCGGGCCTGCGGGAATCGTGCGGGGACGCTGGGATCTTCTGCGACCGCGACGACATCGACGCCTGGGAGCAGCAGATCCGCCGCCTGTCCAAGCATCTGGCGTACAAGAGCGCGTCCGCGAAAGCGCTGGCCCGCTCACACGAGCTCGACCCGTCCGCCGACCTGGACCGGTGGGTGGCCGCCATCCGAACCGTCGCGAAGGGGTGAACGATGGCAGCGCTGGCCAGCAAGTGCGCGCTGGAAACCCGGCTCGGGCGTGTTCTGTCCGCGGAGGAAGGCGCTCGCGCTGACGCGCTCCTGGAGGACGCTTCAGCGCTGGTGCGGTCCTACACAGGGCAGGACTTCGCGCCACCCGCCTCCGAAACCGGGGTGCTGCGAGCGTCCTCAGGCGTGGTCAGGCTGCCGAAAACACCGGTCACGGCGGTGACCGCAGTGGTCGCGGTAGGAGTCGGCGGAGGCCCAGAGCTCGCGCTGGCCGGGTGGGCGTTCGACGGCATCGACGTCATCGACGTGTCCGGCTGGGACTCCCTCGTCATCAACCTGCCCGAATCCCTACACGACTCCTGCCTGCCGCCCACCTACCGGGTCACCTACACCCACGGGTACGCGACCGTGCCCGCGGACGTGGTGGCCGTGGTGTGCGCGATGGCCATGCGCACCCTGACCGCCCCCACGATGGCCGCCGGCATCACGTCGGAGACGATCGGGTCGTACTCGTACCGGATGGCCGAGGGCGGCGTCGGCACCTCCGTGCTTCTCGGCTCGAGCGAGAAGACGGTGCTCGACCGGTACCGACGCAAGGCCGACACGATCTCGGTGAGGACGCGGTGATCCCCGATCGGCTGCTGCCGCTCACCGTCACCAAAGTCCGGCCGGCAACGTCGACGGACCGCTACGACAATCCCGTCTACGACTACGGCGCCGCAGCCACCCGGACCGCCATCAAGGCGTGGGTCGATCAGGCATCCGCGTCCGAGACGGCCCCGGACGGGCGGAACCCGATCGTGGGCGGGTGGAAACTCATCACCAATCACACCGGCCTGGACGCCAACGACCACATCGAATGGGACAGCGCGGCCTACGAGCTCGACGGCCCGGCGTGGCCCGTTCACACTCCGGCCGGTCTGCACCACTTTGAGGCCCGATTTCGCAGAGTGGAGGGCTGATGGCGAACGTCCGCGTTGTGCTCAACCCTGTCGGCATGCGGGAGATGCTCCGCTCCAAAGAGGTCGAACGCGACCTGCTGCGCCGCGGCAAGCAGGTCGCCGCGGTGGCTGAGGCGATTGGCGTCCCCCCGCATGAGGGCGAGGTCGACTACTACGCCGAGTCTTCCCGAGGCAAGACCAGGGCTAGGGCGGTCGTCGTGGCCGACCATCCGGGCGCCCAAGGCCAGGAAGAGGAATACCGCACCCTCGGTACCGCGATCGACGCGGCAACGGCGTAGCCGTGACCGCGTACCCCGATGCGGAGGAGCTCGTCATCGGCTATCTGGGGCCGATCGTGGCCGTTCCTGTGCTCACTCGGGTGCCACGCACGCGCCCTGCCAGGTGGGTGCAGGTGCGTCGGGCCGGCGGCTTGGATGACGTGGTCAGGGACAGGCCCCGCTTGGACGTGTTCGCGTGGGCTACCGACGACGGCGGCGCCCGCGACCTGCTGATGAGCGCCCGCTCCGCGATACACGCGATCGAGGGCACCACGCTGCTCGGGGCCGCTTGCTACCGGGTGGAGGAGTTCCTCGGCCCCACTCGCGCCGACGACCGCGAGAGCGGAACCCCGCGCATGTGGATGACCGTGCAGCTCAGCCTGCGAACCAGCTAGACCCGCGCACCCATCCCTGATCCGGCCGTCCGCGCCGGTGTTTCTGCTGCTCACCGAAGGGTTAATACGATGACGCTTGACGCACAGAAGGTGCGCGTTGCCGTCACAGGCGCGGTTTACGCTGGCCCGACCGCCTCCACCGCCCCTACGTCGGCCGTATCGGCCGTCCCAGCCGGATACAACGATCTTGGCTACATTTCTGAGGACGGCGTCACCGAGGCGTACGACGAGGACGTCCAGGACATCCAGGCGTGGCAGGGCGGCGCGATCGTCCGCACCCTGATCTCGTCGTCGAAGGCGTCGCTGTCCTTCACCATGATCGAGTCGAAGGCCAGCACGCTGGAGCTGTACCACAAGGGCTCCACGATGGAGGCCGTCTCCGGCGGCTTCAAGATCGACGTGAAGTTGCCCAACGTCGTGAGGAAGAAGTTCATCCTCGACGTGCTCGACGGCAGCACGCATCTGCGCATCTACGTGCCCGACGGTGAGGTCACCGAGCGCGGCGAGATCACCTACATCAACGACGAGACCATCTCGTACAACGTCACGATCACCTGCTACCCCGTCGCGGACGTCGTCATGACCAAGTACTCCGACGACGCCTACTGGGGATATTCATGATCGCTTTCTGAGACTCCGGGGTGGGCGCGAATCGCGCGGGTCCGCACCCACCCCGGTATCACCCTGCACCCGCGCGCCGCGTGAAAGGACCCGCGCATGACCACGAGAAGTCCCCGCTCCGTCAAGCCTGCGAAGTCGGCCAAGGCGTTCGACCTGGACGCTGTCGAGGCCGAGGCGGCCGGCGAACGGTTCGAGTTCGTCTTCGGCGGACGCACCTACAGCCTGCCGCACCTGCACGACATTGACCGCAGCCTGCTCAACGCCGCAGACCAGGGCGACATCGCCGCAATGCAGGAAGCGTTCCGGACCGGTCTCGGCGACGACTACGAGGAGTTCAACTCCCAGCCGATGAAGCTCCGGTCGCTGAACGCCCTCTTCAAGGCGTGGACGGAGCACTCCGGTCTGAAGCCGGGGGAATCTCAGGCCTCCACGCGCTCCTAGGCGAGCACGGGGAGGCGATCGAGTGGGACCTGTCCCACTACCACCATCGCAGCCTTCACGACCTGTTCAACGGCTCCCTGACGTGGCGGCAGCTTCGCAGCTTCATCAGCCACCTGCCCCGGGAGTCGGCTCTGGCCCGCAAACTCCTCGGCGACGACGCCCCGTGGGGTTTGTCTGAGCAACTCCTCGCCATGGCCATCGACGTGCTGAGGCAGGGCAACTACCAACGCGGCAACGGCAAAGGGCCGAAACCCAAGCCCCTGCCGCGCCCCGGAGTTCAGAAGGGCTCCGAGAGGCGGCACGGCAGCACGGACCGCGACCCGGCCGAGGTCGTCGCTTACCTGGACCGGTTCCGGCCACAGCAAACCGCCTGACCTCAGTCGCACGCATGACTCAACCACGCTCGGGGGTGAGGCATGGCGGCCGAGGTCGGGTCTGCGTACGTCACAATCCTGCCCAGCGCCCGCGGCTTCCGCAGGGCGCTGGAGAAGGAGCTCGATACCCCGATCCGGGACTCCGGCCAGGACGCGGGACAGAAGCTCGGCGACGCCATCTCCAAAGAAGGTGGCCCGGCCGGGGAGAAGTTCGGCCGCAACTTTGCCAAGTCGCTGATCCCCAGCCTTGACGGGGCCACCTCTGCGGTCGGCCGGTTCGGCGCCAGCATGACGTCGGCTCTGCTGCCCAGCCTCGGCCAGGTGACCTCGGGCATCGCCAAAATCGGGGCCGGGGCTGGGGCGTTCGCGACCCTCGCCACGGGCGCAGGCGCCGCGGCTGTCCAGGTGGCCGGGCTGGTCGCTGCCCTGGCTCCAGCCGCTGGAGCGCTGGCTGCTCTGCCTGGCATCGCCCTGGCGGGCGGCGCAGCTATGGGCGTATGGAAGCTGTCGGTCTCCGGTTTGTCCGAGGCGATGGGTGCCGCACTGAGCGGCAACGTCAAGGCCCTGGCAGCGGCGATGGACAAGCTGTCGGGATCCGGCAAGGCGTTCGTCGCCGAGTTCGAGAGCGTCGTCCCAGCGCTGAAGAGCTTTTCGGCCGCAGCGCAGGACGCGTTCCTGTCACAGATCAACGGCGAGCTGCGCGGATGGGTCGCCGCTTTGGCCGGCCTCAAGCCCGCCATCCGCGACGTGGCATCCGAGATGGGCGGCCTCGTCCGCACCTTCTTCGAGGTCGGCACCTCCCGGGAAAGCATTCTCCAGCTCGACCGGGTGCTACGCGACACCCACACCCTGATCGGCGCTTTCTCTCTCGCCCTGGAGCCGCTCCTGCGCGGCTTTCTCGACCTGGGCGCGGTCGGCACGTCCTGGCTGGCCAGCCTGTCCGGTGGCGTGACCGACGTACTCACGCGCTTCGGCGAGTGGATGTCCGCGATAGCGGCGAGCGGTCAGGCGTGGCGGTGGATGGACGGCGCGCTGGCCGTCCTCAAGCAGTTCGGCGGCCTGCTGGCGGACCTCGGCGGGATCGTTTCCGGCGTCTTTGGCGCCATGGCGTCGGCTGGCACCGGCGCTCTCGGCGTTCTCGGCCAACTGGCGGACGCGGCCAACGCGTGGGTGAACTCCGCCCGCGGCCAGGAGGCGTTGGTCTCGGTCTTCAGTTCGCTGGCCCAGGCCGGCAAGGCGCTGGTCCCGGTCGTCACCGCGCTCGCCACCGGGATTGGGCGGCTGGCGCCGTTCGTCGCCGACCTGGCGACGGCGTTCGGGCCGGTGCTGACGGGCGCGATCCAGGCGATCGTGCCCGCACTGGCGGCTCTCGCTCCCGGCATTGTCGCGGTCATCAACGGTCTCGGCGGGGCTGTTCAGGCGCTCGGCCCTGCTCTGTTGCCGCTTGGGCAGACCATCTCGGGCCTGTTCCAGGTCGTCGCGCCGGTGTTCACGCAGATCGGCCTGGCTGCTGCGGCGCTCCTCCCTGGCGTCCAGGCGGTCATCCGCGGTGTCGGGCAGGCCATTTCCAGCCTCGGGACCGCGCTGGGGCCGATCGCACAGGGTCTGTCGACGGCGTTCCAGGCGGTCGGCCCAGTGCTGGCGCAGTTCGGCCAGACTCTCGCCGGCGTTCTGACCGCCGTCTCCCCGCTGCTGCCGGTCGTCGGTGAACTCGCCGCCGTGGTCGCGGGCACGTTCCTGTCCGCGGTCCAGGCGCTCACACCGCTCCTCGGCCCGCTCGTGGCCGCGATTGGACAGGTCGCTGCCGTCGTCTCACCGCTGATCGCCCAGGTAGGGCAGTTGGCGGCGACGCTGCTGGGCGGCCTCTTGCAGGCGATCACGCCCCTGTTGCCGGCACTCGCGCAGGTAGCGGCGGCGTTGGGTGGCGCCCTGCTCGGCGCGGTCGCCCAGATCGGTAACGCGCTCCTGCCGCTCCTGCCGGTCGTCGCGAATCTGGCCTCGACGCTGGGCACCACGCTGGCAGGGGCGATCTCCCCGCTGGCGCCGCTCGTCACGCCGCTCCTGGCCGCGTTCGGTCAGCTTGTGGCCGCCGTCGGGCCGCTCGTCAACCAGGTGATCCAGCTCGCGACGTCGCTGCTGTCGGCTCTGCTGCCTGCGCTCACGCCGCTGATCGGGACCTTGCAGCAGGTCGTGACCGTCATCGGCGGCGCCTTCGTCCAGGCGATCACCACGGTGCTGAACGCGGTCGCGCCGTTGCTGCCGGTCCTCGCCCAGCTCGTGCAGACGCTGGTCGGGGCTTTGCTGCCGGCGGTAGCGCCGTTGATCCCGATCGTGGGCCAGATCGTCGCCGTCCTCGGCGGCGCGTTCGTTCAAGCCCTCTCCGCTGTCGTGCAGGCGGTGACGCCGCTGATCGGGGTGCTGGGGCAGGCGATGCAGACGATCGGCGGCGCCCTGCTGGCCGCGGTCCAGTCCATCACCCCGTACATCGCGCAGTTCGGGCAGGCGATCGCCGGAGTGGCGCCGATCCTCGGCCAGCTCGTCAGCGCGGCGCTGCCCATCATGGTGCAGCTCCTCCAGACGGCGGCGCCCATCATCGGCCAGCTCGTCACCGCGTTCGGCATTCTTGACCTTGCTCTTGTAGACGCGCGGCTTGTCGGGGACGTAGTCGCCGCCGTACAGCGTCCGGGCCTGGCTGCGGGCGGCGTTGATCGCCGTCTCGGACAGCTGGATGCTGTCGGTACGCATGTAGGTGATGAAGCCGTTCTCGTACAGCTTCTGCGCGACCTGCATGGCGTACTTGGCCGAGAAGCCCAGCTTGCGGCTGGCCTCCTGCTGCAGCGTCGTCGTACGGAACGGGGCGTACGGGCTGCGCTTGTACGGCTTGCGCTCCACCGACTTGACCTGAAACGGCCGCTCGCGCAGGCGCTCGGCCAGGCCGCGCGCGGCGGACTCGTCGAGGTGGAGGATGTCCTTGGCCTTCAGCTGACCCTGGGCGGTGAAGTCGCGGCCCTGGGCGACGCGCCTGCCGTCGACGGCGACCAGCGTCGCCTCGAAGCTGGAGGGGTCCTCGGGCTTGCCGGTGTCGAAGGTGGCGGCGAGGTCCCAGTAGCCGGCGGGGACGAACGCGATGCGC